TCTCAGCGTAGTATGGTGCTGCGTCGATGTATTCATTGACCATTAACTTCTGGTCTTGGAAGGCGTCATTCACTGAGCGATACACGGTCTTGACTGAGTCTGGCATTGGCTCATCGAATGCTGCCCCGAACCATCCGCCGTCGTTGATCCCCATGATAGCGGTCTCGCCCTCAAGGGACGACTGAAATGCGTTCATGGCGTTTCTCTTTGCCTCACGACCCAGTGCTGGAGACCAGTCGCCAGCCTTCACGCGCTCATTGGCTTCATCTACGAAGTCCGTAAACATCTCCTGTGACATATTACCCTCTAGCACAGTGTCCGTAACCTTCTTGTCGAAGTTGCGAACGGTGCTGACTCCACCTGTAGCTAGGGACTTTGACCCTGTCTTCCAGAGCTTGCCGTCTTCCTTGACCTGCTTTGCTGATTCATACAGTGAGACCGTCTCGGTCAACTGCGTATTCAGCTTAGAGCCACCGACCATAGACAGACCGTCCTTGGAGTCATCGCTAACCGCATCCGTTACGGCCACTGGGTCGTATATGCCCTTCTTCGCGTCTGCGATGAGGCTCTTCTGTGTTGACTGTTGAGATTTAAGGATGCTGTCCGTCCCCGACTTGCTTTGAGACTTCAGCACAGTCTTCTGATTTGCTGTGAGATACTTGTTTGCTGTGATGTTCTCGTTAAATTCTTTCCAGCCAGCTTCGGTGTTGGTGTTCTGCCCGATGAGCTTGAGCGAGTTGAATGACCCGTTCGCTAGGGTCTTCTTTTTCTGGACTGTTCTCTCATCTTCAGTGTATTGGCCGCTAAGGCTGTCAAGGACTTCTTCTGACTCTTCAAATTTACCTTCACCCGCGAGAACCTCTGCACGCAGCACCTTGTTGGCGTCCTGCATCTCAAATGCCTTGACCTCGATAGATGCCTTGTTAGCGGCTGTGGTAGCCTCGTCCTGCGCTCCAGCAGCGAATAGTGCGTCCTGATCCCGCTTGAGGTTACTAAGCGCACCAGCGTCCTCTGGGTTTGCTTTCAGTTGAGAAGCATATACCCCCGACGACATGTTGATGTTGCTGACGTTTACCGCCTGATCATACACCACACCTTGCCTAGCCGAGTAGGTTGCACCGTCATTCGCAAATGCGTCTGTCGCTAGTTGCATGTCACTGGCAACTCTTCGATGGCCTTGGTTGCGGATGTTCTTGCCCGACCAGCCAGTCCACTCGGAGTTGTATCGGTCGTTGATCTTCTTAACCTCACCAGCCCTGTCGATGCCCTGACCTACTGGGATGTTGGATATCTCACCGTCACGCTTAGCCTTGAGCTGGTCGAGCATAGCCCCGCCTGCGATCATGTCAGAGTCATACTGCTTCTGGATGTGGCCTTGATATATCTCGTTGGCCGTGCCAGCTACCTTTCCGACCGTAGCAGTCATCTGCTGGTCAGCTTGGGCCATGATGGCGTCGGCCTGTAGTGTGCGGTCGTTTACCTTCCGAACCCTTGGTGCTGCTACGGGATTGACTGCGAAGTTGTGAGGGATTTTCATTTAGATAAGTGGCTTGAAGGAACTTGTAGTTGTTCGTGCTGCCTGTCCGAAGTTAAAGGAGTTTGCTGATGTAACCTGCCCGATACTGGAGGACGGAAGGCTGCCCATTGATGATGCACCGAAGGTTGAGCCGCCAGTCGCTGCTGCACCCGATGACAATCCAGCAACACCAACACCAGCACTTGCCGCTGTCTGAAGTAGTTGCATGCCAGCACTTTGCTTGGCTGCATACTTCGTGGACTTGGCTAAATAGATCGATGACTTGTAGTCCTCGTTGGCTTTGTATCTGTCCTGCGCACGCTGGTTACCCCCAGCCACATGGATGTTCTGGACGTTGGCTTCCTGCACAGTGCGCTGCTTGACTAGCACGTCAGCCGCAGAGCCTTCCATCAGGACACCACTGCCAGCGTAGGCTGCCTCTTGCGCTGCACGTAGGCGTCGGTTCTCCTTGCGCTCTGCGGTTGCAACACGACTCTCCTCTGCTGAGTCCAGCTCCATCTGGTGTTGTGCTGCGTCGCGGTCAACTTTAGCCTGTCGCTCAATGCCCTTGGCGGTTGCCTTGCCCTGCTCGTTTGTTTGGTAGGCCCCGTAGATGCCGACCGCTGATGATATTGCTACGTAGACAAAGCTCATGTTAGTAAATCCTCCTGTTGTTCTGTTGTAAGTGTAGACGCCGAATCCTTGTTGACATACCTGCTCTCAAGAGTGGCGATGTCGGTTACGTTGTCTGGGTTTGAGTGGACGGTCTGCCAAATGCAGTCCTCTAGGACGTTCACGATCTTCTGTGACCCTGCCCCTGAGACGAACGTGCATGGCGCTGTAAGCTCCCTCACGTCGTCCCCGATGATTACGCGACACTTACCCTGCAATATCACGTTGAAATGCTCTGTGAGGTGTTTATGTCCAATGACGACCGTCCCTGCTGGCATGTATATCTCGCGGATATAGATGTCTGGGGCAAAGTTGTGTGTCACTGGGCATTCTACCTGCGGATACGTCAGGAACTCCCGAGTGATGTTGTCAATGTATGGGATGTCGAGTGTTTGCATTATCCTTGTGAGATTCCTAGCCGATAACCTAAGCCCGTAAGTGTAAAGTGTCGATGGCTATCAATTGTGATGTTGACGTCCAGCCCCTGCTCGTAGTCGCCGCCAGTCGTGAGTTTAAACAGGCCACTTTCTCGTTGACCTGCGACCCACTTGAGGCTGTCGGTGAACGGTGATGGCTTGCCATTAATCGCAACATTGCAAGTGCCAGAGTCCAGCAGATACAGACCTAACTCCGTCAGACGCTTCACCATGCCACTAGGAGCCACCTCAGAGATGTCCGTGGGGTTTACGCGACACTCGATGCGTCTGCCGATGCAAACGTCTCCTGTGAGCTGTGAGGGGATTGTAAGGACGCCACCTGCGATGGTGTAGTCAACGTCCCTGACCAGCTCCGTGTCGTCCAAGATCACGACCAAGTTACCGTCGTCGTCCTGCTCGATTGGTTGACCGATGTCGAAGTTAGCGTCAGTCCAAGTGGTCTGGTTGTCCAAGAACACTGTGCCATCGTCAACGCTTCCGAACTGCTCTAGGAAGTAGCTGCCGTTACGCTCTACGACGCCAGCGATGATGTCGCCAGCGTCTGAGTAGTTAGATGCAGCCGAGATAATATTGCCCTCGGTCTTGACCGTTGCCCACGCCCTAACCTCCTGCATCCCCTCATAGGTGAGGGTCGCGCCTGTGCCGTTGTTTAATAGGCAGAAAAGCGAGTTAAACGGGTGGCGGCGAAAGCTCATTTCCTTGATGCCGCTTTCGGTGATGTGCGAAGCAAATAGGCTCATCTCAATGGACTGCTGTCCGTCGGAAGCGAAGTCATACCTAGACGCACGAACCCTCTCACCCTGACCCATTACAAACCAAATCATGTCAGCCATCTGAACCGCTTGAGTCAGATTTGATCCGTAGTTCGTGTGGCTGGATACACTAATGTTCGTTATTGATGTGATGGCGCTGTCGTCGCGCGAACCCATAGTGTTCTCTGCGTTGTCCGTGAGGACATTCAACTGCCTTGAGCTTTTTAGGCTTCGTATTGTGTCAAATGAGTCAGATGCAATTGTGAATGTATACGGGGACGTTTCTATAAATCCCTTACTGTAATTACCCCAATCGTTCACGCGACTAGCCCAGACAGTATTTGGCTTCGTTTGCGTCCCGCCGAACACCATTCTTTCATCGTGAATTGTGAGAGTTTTAGGATAGCCAGTAGTCTCACTAAAATCGCCCATCTGCCACTTGAAGCTGGATGTGTTACCCAGCAGGGGGCTAAGTGTATTGACCTCAACATTTTTCGCATCGATAAAGCTCACAATTTTACTGTAATGCTTTACGTCCGACCCTATGGTTAATTTCCATACGCATTTTTCCAAGTCGAATGTTGCGGGTGAGGGTGCAGCAAAATCCGAAAGCTTTACCCTGACCAGTGAGTCCACACCAGTGATCTCCCGATCAATGCTTCCATTAGATGATCCATTGATCGATCTAATGGACCCAATGGTAGACCATGATCCGCCGAAATTCTTCGACTCCTGCAACTCAAGCAGGCCACCCCACGCGCCGCCCTCAGTGGTCAGCGTAACAGTGCCCTGTGCAATGGCTATGGCGCTAACCTGATTATTGTTCCACTGACCAAAAAGACTTTCAGCGCCGTCAACGCTTACCGCAACTGTGCGGCCAACATCGGACAATTTGAAGGAATTTAGTCCACTACTGATCTGGCATGATCCATTATAAACATCCAAAGGTCCCCACCATGTCGTATTAGTCAAATCGTTCTCGGTATTCCCAGCCGACTTAGATACGTAGAAGCTAGATAAGCCTGCGGAAGATCCAGTAGATAAAACCGATGTGTCGGAGTTAAACGTGGGGGGAACTCCCGAATTCACTATGAATATAGAAATATCAACAGTGATGGAGGCCGTTCCATCGACTTCTATCACGTTATAAACCCCAGAGATGTCATAACCATTAGACAATAGCGTTGTCCCTGTATAGGAAAGCGGAGGCGTCGTAAGTATGCTGAAATTTTCAATACTCACTTGGTCGCCAGCGGTGAACGGGTGCGGGTCCGTATTAGTTAGCACCTTTACCTTGTAATGCGACTGATTTCCATACTGATATGAAAAAACCGCAGTCGCTCCAGAAACATCATAAGTTGTAATAAATGGCGAAACTATTGCATTCAATCCATACGTCAGTGCAGCATCAAACTCAACTACACTTAGCTGAAATATGTTACTCTCATTATCGTTTTCTTCCCCCAACGGGACGGGCTTAAACTCAAACTCTCTGATCCTCCAGCGGTTGCCACCTTCATTATCATCGTAGAACCTGTTGATTTCCTGCACTGGATACTTGCCGCCGCACGTCAGGTAGACGAAGTCATTGACGTTGATGAAGTGAAGCTCATGTAGGTCAGCAGGGTTGTAGATAGTGGTCGCTATTGATATGATGCCCTGCGTTGAGAGCGTTCCAGCTCCTTCAAGCGTTGTTCCGTCAAGCGTTAAGGGCAATGCGCTGAACGGGGCTGCATTACCGTCAAAGATAACCTGAGCGCCAAGCTCGTCGAAGATGATAAGATCAGCAGTTGTGGGGTCTGTTGATTGCGAGCCACTGCCGTCTGTGAAGACAATGTGGAAAACCTCAGTCAGCGAGAACTTAAACGGTATGTATCGGACAGGAACCCCGTAGAGTGCCGTGTCGATCTTCGATAGAACCTCAAACGGAGGACGACGTGTCACCGCACCGTATGGTGTTGGAACCATGTTGGTGAGCTTCTTACAGCCCTTGACGTATGCTGCTAGGTCGTCCCGATAGTGAAGCTCTGGCGATAGCTCACCAGCGTTGAAGGACTTGCGAATGAGTTGAGTTTTAGCCATTATCCGATGCGTGCGCGTAAGTTACTGAAGCCAGATGGCAGGTGACGGTTGTAATTCCGAGCGTATTTGCTCTGAAGCTCGCGTGCCTTGGGTAGTGTGAGTGAAAATAAGTCGCCACGTAGCTGATCTAGGAGTGGCTGGTTGTCTGTGACTAAGAAGCACGCACGCATTGCCACGCAGATTGCAACACACTCCTCAAGCTCACTTGACCACTTGGTCGGGTCGTCTTCGCGTCGGATGAAGAAAAGCTCAACTGGCTCGCTCGTGTCAAATGTTACCTTAAGCTCTTGACCTTCAACGTCATACTGCATTTGCTGTTGAGCGCCTAGCCATGTGGTGGGAGTGCCGAGGTCAACTTTAGCCCCCATCGGTCGCAGGCAATCGTCTGGAATCGTGTATGCATAATCGTCTCCTGTAACCTTGACCACGGCACGTGTCGTCAAAAGCTCTTTCCACAGGTAGTCGCGCTGCATCTTGTCGATGGACAGCAGCATGAACCGCTTGGCCTTGTCGGCTGCGGTAGAGTTCGTGGTGTCATAGTCCGTAACGGGATCGACACCGAGCATGCCCAGAGCGATGTTGAGGATGTCGAGTAGAGTAGTTGAGCGTCCTTGCATTAAATGAATGTGTTGGCTTTTTGGCTCCTTGGCAATAGCTCAAAAAAAGCGCCACCCCGTGAAGGATGGCGCTTGGAGATTTGACTAGGCTAGACTAGACTTTGATCGTGCCGTGAACTACACCGAGGTCATCGTTACGAACAGCATTCACGTCTTGCGAAGTGTAGAGCTGTGTAGCGAAACGCTGTGTAGGCAATACGTCCAGCTCGCTTGTGCGGGCCGACCATGTGTTTGCAGTGATCGCACGTTGGCAGAACGCGAAGAACTGACCGACAGGGACTTGAGGAACCACCAAGATGGTGAAGCCTTCAGCCTTAGCGATAACACCGTCAGCGAGAGCGCCCATACGTCCGATGAAGTCGGAGTTCTGGAAGTAATCACGGCTGTTGTTCTTCATTGCAGCAGCAGTGAGAGGATTAACGCAGAGGTATTTCTCGTCATTAACATACTCATCGCGGAACGAAGCATCGATGTTGCTGAGGTCATCAGGATCGATGAAGCCAACATTGAGGGTTGTATACTCCTGAGACGCTGGCATTGCAACGGTTGCTTTGTCACCAGCTTCGTTCAGTTCACGAAGAACTGTAGGAGCGAGTGCTGCATTGATCGCAAGGAGGTCTTCCTGCTTGTAGATCGCGGAAGCGAGGCTCATCATGGTCGGGGACTTGATGTCGATAGCACGCAGGACGTCATCTTTCTTAGGGATGTTGTCAGCAGCTTCGATAGTCTTCGAGGACACGTAGGAACCTTGCTTGGTAGAACCAGTGTAAGGAGTCTGGATGCTATGCCACTCCGCGAAGTCGGGAGTAACTACATCACGACGAGCTGGAAGCGACTTAGTGTCGGTGACAGTTGCATCATTGGCTTTGAGGCCATCGATACGAACGGAGTCGCCTTGTTTTGTTTCTTGAGCGAACATCTTCATCAGCACTGGTGCTGTTGGGAGTCCGATGAGTTCAGCTACATTGTCGCTGAATGCTTGACGATAGATTTGTGGATCTGCCATAATATATTTCCTTTGATAATTGAATTGATTGTGAGTGTTGTTTTTCGCACAGTTATCCAATTAAGGGCAGATGCTACGTAAAAGCTCGGGGGCCGATTAAGGTTGTCCCCGAGCTTATTCGCTACATCTATAAATACATGAGCGCTTTGCTCAGGCAAACTTTACTTTTTTACAGGTTCATTGGCTCAAAGATTGCTGTTTTACCATTCAGGACGACACCACAGCCTAGGATAGGCTTATTGCTGTAGACCTTACCGTAGGCCATCGCAGGGTGGTCGTGCTGAACTAGGCAGCCTACTTGCATACCGAACACGATGCTCTGCTGGTTGGCGTGATACACTACCCCAGCTTGGCTATGAAGGTGTCCTTGAACGACAGAGCAGAACTCAGCCTGTGCGTTCTTGTGAGCGGCCATTAGACCACCCTTACCGCTGTCCCCGTGGCGATACTGGACGCCATCTACGAAGATTTTAGCGTAGCGAGGGTGGACATTCCAACCATCTAGCTGCCATAGATCCTTGAAGTCATAGATGCACTCGTCTGGGAGGCCAATGATGCGAGCCTTACGTGCTGGCAGGGCATCGTGGTTGCCGATAAGGAAATCTACCTTAGGGAATGCCTTGTGGACTTGCTTGACCTGTTTCGTGGCCAGCTTGAACTCCTCTGATGCTGAGGGCATTGAAGGGTCTTTCTCATGAAAACTGATCGCGTTCCAGTCAACTAAGTCGCCTACAGCAACGACTTTGGTGCATTTATATTTCTTCTCAATCCGCTTTAGGAAGGAGATTGCTTTAGGGTGCATGCACGGAGCATGGAGATCGGGTATGACGAGTGTATTCATAGTGTTTTTATATGATTTTCGGTTGAACGCTCAAGGCGTTATGAATGAACTTAGGGGTATAAGAAAAGTATTTCAAGGAAAATGTTCGTTTTTCTTGACAAGGGTGTCTGAGTAGTCTCTGATGTGTGAATCAAAGAGAGAACAGCGTGACAGCAGTTATCCATTTTACGTCGAAAGACACATTTAAAGTCCGAGTTTCCGCTGTCACGCGCTCGGACTTTTTTTGTGTCAACAACAGTTTAGAGGAGCAAGCGCTGAGTAAGTAGCCCAAGTCCCACACCCCATTGGTTGGGAGTAGAATGACGTGTTTACCGCTACTCCCGTAAAGGTCTTAGCTTCGGCTAGTGATATGGGGAGATAGGTGATACAGAGATTACCAAGCCTACGATTCTCCCCACTGTGTTTGTGTCCCCTTCAGGTTTCTTGAGGACAGAGCAGGTCATCTCTAGTGGGTGACCTGTATCTGCATCGCTCCTTTGGTTCTTGAATGAGGATTTATCTCACTTTATCCTTGCAACGCTGATTATAACCGTGAGTATTGATCTCAACCCGCAGATATTAACGATATTAAAGACATGATTACGAAAAAACAAGGAAAGGGAGTCGCCATCAACGAGGTTCGCAACCAGCGAGACCCAGACGACACCCGATACGCAGACAACTACGACAGCATTTTCCGCAAACCTGCGGCCAAACCAAAGACAAAGAAATCCAAATAACACACATATGATCGAAAATACACAAACAGCCACAAGTCACTTCAAGCACCTCTACAGAAATGACCGCGCATTCGCCACCCGCAACGCACTCAAGAGTGGCATTGCTCCTCAGCGCCAGTATGAATGCCTTGAGGATGCCCTTGCCTTGGCATTCTGCTGGCATGACTCCCCTGAAGGCCATGAGTATTGGGAAGATGTCCACAACGCGCTTGCAGATGGCACATATGACGTGCTACGTGCAGACCAGAAGAGCGAGGAATACCATTGGCATGACGACAGTGATGACTACACCACAGCTCCACTGCCAGAATCTATCTGCGAAGAAGCACAGCGCATCCAAGGAGGCGACCGTCAGCAAGACTATGGATCACCCGCAAAGAACTTTCAGGACATTGCCGACCTATGGAGCGCCTACCTAAAGGTAGCTCTTGACGTAGATATTGCCATTAAAGCGCGTGATGTGGCGCACATGAGCATTCTCATGAAGGTTTCTCGCAATGTTCATAAACCTAAGCGCGACAATTGGGTTGATATGGCTGGGTATGCTCAATGTGGTGGGAAAGTAGACGAGCTATAATCTGAAACACCGAACCCCGTGGAAATCGACGGGTTATGCAGCTATTTCCATACTGGAAACACCTCAAGACCTGCCGCAATCTGCGACCAGTTCACACAAAGAAGCCTATCACTTGCATTAAGTGATAGGCTTTTTGTTTAAATGCTACTGGGACAGCTTGATCTGACGCTTCTGTAGTGCTGTGCGGTCAGGGTGGTTGAATGGCAGGCTACGAAGCTGGGCCATGACAGTCTTTAGCTCGTCCTTGCGGTTGTAGCCAGAGTCTGGTGTCTTGATGATACCGTCCTCAGATGTGGACAGTGATACCTTGTAGAGCATGTCTAGGATAGGCTTATGATTGATCAGGCCAGTCTCAAGCAGAGCGTCCTTTACACCAAACTTGTCAGCTACACCTGCAACAGACTTGAGGTTACGGTCGTAATCGGTTCCCCACTCAGCCTTTAGTGCGATCTCGCTCTCGTTCCGAACATTTATCATGTTGGTCTGCAACTGGTCCTGAACCATGTTCATCTCCTGCGTATATAGCCCCATTACGGTCTCATACTGCGACTGAGATAGCCCAGCGTCGTGCATTGCTGCATTACGCTCTGTGAGGCGCTCTGTGTCTAACTCCAAACCCTCTGGCAATCCATCGAACGTGTAGTCACCTGCCGCCTCTGGACGACCTGATGCATTGTAGAACTCTGCAAGCTCCTCTGGGGAACTATCAGCCGTTGGAGCCTTGAGGCCACCTGCTTCAGCAGAACCCATGCGGGACTGTAGGTTGAGGTAGCTCATGGTGAGTCCATCGACGTCCTTGATCTTGCCCTTGACGCCCTCAAAGCCCTTGTGGCCTGTGACTTCCTCGGATAAACCGTCATACCATGACGACGGAACCTCTGATGACTCTACTGGTGAATCTACTGATGCAGTGTCCATGAGGTTTTCACTTCCACTGGATGCCTCTGGGGAGGCTGTTTCTGTTGCTACTGCGGTATCTGTTGAGATATTATCGCTCATATTTTGCTGTTGGGTTTGTTATTTAGACTCTCGTTCGAGAACCTGTAAATGTGTATGCACGTCACTTGCAAATGACTGCCGCCCTTGGTTGAAGGCGTTCTGTGTAGGCTCAGCTGAGAACACTGTCTTGCCGTAGCCACACTCAACATCCATTGCCACTAGGAAGGCATTGAAGTGAGTGTTGCCCTTCAAGGCATACAGTGAGTCCCGTAGGAGTGGTTTCTTCCGTAATTGAGTTGTCTTGGTCATTACTGTTGTGCCTGCATCTCCATTGCTACTGGTGAGCCTTCCTCTGGCTTCTTGGTCGGGTCAATTGGCGCTACGGCCTCTTGGTCGATCATTTGCTGCTGCTGTGCCTGCTGCTGCTGTGCTGCCTGTGCTGCCATTGCATCCATCTCATCGCGCTCATAGTCAGTGACGATATGCTCGAAGTTGATGTTGTGTGCCTCAGCGAACTCTACTGCCATGTCCTCGACCTTGACGATGCGAGCTAGCTCAGGGTTCTCACGTGCCACTGTAAGCAACATGACGATGCTCTGGATGGCCTGCATGGTCTTCTGCTGATCCATGAGGCTGAGCTTGGTGTCTAGCTGTGAAATGTAGCTGACCTCGAAGTTGCCACCCGCCACGGTCTCGTCAGGAGCTTCAATCACTCCCACCTCGATCAGTAGGTCTAGCACTCGGTGAATCATTGGCGACCAGAACTCCGAACGTAGACGTGAGATCATCGGCCCGATACTGGCGAACTGCTCTGCCTGTAGTGCGTCAATCTCTGTAGCTGTCTTGTCCGAGTTGCTCTGCATCACTGCCATGAACACATTCGTGAAGAACTGGCGACGGATCTCTTCGCTCAGGCGCTGGATGTCAGCCTGATCAGCCTCAGGGTTGTGAGTCCCACGTAGCTGTGTGACCTCGCCTGAGGTGTGGATGACGCTGTTAGGGGCAATCTCATCAATGTCCAGTGTCTCGTCGTCCTTGACCACTGTAGGGGGCCGTGAAGCCATCTGTAGTGAGTCCTGCATCTGTGCCTCGGCTGTGTTCAACCCACGGATAGTAGGAAGCGCCATCTCGCAGCAACCTAAGCCATAGGATGAGCCGTCATGACGCTTGATGAACCGAGCTGTCGGGTAAGGGAACGAACGGTAGCCGCCAACCTTGACGATACGCTTGTCCTTTACGCACACATACTCGCTACGGAAGCGCATTGATTCAGCATCAGCACGTCGGTAGTCATAGTCGGGGTTCTCCGACACGCATAGAATGTAGTCGAACTTCAACCCTGACTTGGAAATGTCACCGTAAGCCTTGTGGCCGTCGGTAGATAGCGCACTCTCACCGAACATGGCCACCACGTCATCCGCAGTAAGCTGTAGGAGGCGCTTGAAGCCCTTCACCTGCCCTTGGTGGTTCTCGGTGATGTATACGTTCGCTGTGATCGGTATCGACGTGAACACAAGCTCTGAGGTGTCCTTATCGAACTCTACCCCACAGATGCCTGTGCCGAAGTTAGCCCAGATGCGAGTGAACTCACCATACACCTGACCGAAGTTGGAGTTCTGCATATACTCCGTGATCTTGTCTGTAGCAGTCTGTAGCCACTCCTTCATGGAGTCACGGTCGTCATCAGATGCAGCACGTAGCGCAAAGTTGCGGTCCGAGTTACTGTAGCTGTGTGAATACAGGTTGGAGCCAAGCAGGATGGCCTCGGACGTAGCAACAGAGCTGACAGGACGCTGATCTTGACCAGCCGCCTGCCTGTTGTCCGTGTTGCTACCGTTCATTGACGGAAGGACTAGGCGCTCGATATCTCGAAACGTCGTGTCCACATTAGCACGTGCGCTCTTATCAGCACCGTATGCTGCGATGATCTTTACTGCGCGATCATCCTGAGTTCCCTCAGATGCCGCATAAGGTGTTGATTTGCGCTTTGCCATTTTATCCGAGGATGTTTGAACGATTCGATGTTACCGACTGAGTGCGCCCACGCTGTGCTGCCATACGACGACGCTCTGCGTCACCTGCTGCTTGTGCTTCTGGATCTTCCTCGACAGCTACTGGAGCTGCCATAGGTGGCGTTACTGGTTTTGGTGCTTTAGGTTTACTTCCCATGATATTTGATTGAGTAGGTTAAAGGAGACTCCTGAGTGAAGCCTAACTTGTTGACAAGCTTGGCGATGATAGAACCTTCGTCAACCTCACAGAATAGCTCTGTAATGCCGTATACGTTCGCAGCTATACCCTGTGCCTTCGGGAGACACCAGCGGATGTCCTTGATGGCATAGCGTCCACCTGTAGTGCCGAAATGGATGTATGCACCATCCTCATGTGTCATGATGGCAAAGAAGCCAACATATTTACCGTCCTTGAACACGATGTGGAAGACACCGAACCGCAGCACATACTCAGCACGCGACTCCTCAGGCAGCCAAGGATGACAGTCAGGGAACGCAGCCTCAACCAGCTCCAAGGCCATGTCCACTGTAGCTTCATCGGTAGCGTGAAAGATCTCATATGCTCCACTCATTAGAATCGTCGTGAGCCTCCACCCGCTACCTTCACACGCTTTGCACCACGGTTACCTAGTGCGACCGCTGGCATCTGTGCCTTAGCCCAATATCTGACCGCATCGATGCCGTGGTTATACTTGTCGATCGGAGTGTTAGTCACCATGCCCTGTGGGTTCACCTTCCAAGTGTAGCTGGCAAACTCCTTGATGAGCTGACGTGAGTCGCAGTGTATCTTGATCTTGAAGCGCCTGAGTAGCTGTATGCCCTCCGCTATGGAGTCCTTGCCCTTGGTGCAGCTGATGGCATTGAAACGATACGACTTGAGCGCCTTGACCGTCTGAGGGTATGCACAGTCCACGTAGATCGGCTGATCCTTAGGTATGCCCACCTCATCCATCATCTCGACCAGCGAAGAGTCAGAACTCTCAGGGTTTGGCAAGTCAGTCATGCCCACGTCCCACACACGTTGACGCAAATACAGCGTGTTCATAGCGAACCTGCACTCAATCACTGTCGTAGGGTCAACGAATCCCACGTCACAGCCATAGCCACGACGCTCACAGGCAGCCAGCTCAGGCCACTCAGTAGACTCTGTCCAGTTAGTGAAGATCAGGCCCTTGAGGATAGCAGGCTTACCCATGCCATAGATCTGCCACATGGCGTCATCTGCTGTTCCCTTCTCAATGTTCTCCTTGGTCGGCTCATATCCTAGGATAGTCTTGCGCTCACCAGCAGGCAGCAGAGGGTTGTCGCGGAACGTCGAGTCATGGTAGGCGTAGTCAGGGTTATTGCGGAACCTGTAGATGAAGTGATCGTAACTCGGGTTGAAGTCGGCAATGACGAAGGATGTCCGCATTGCAATCTGATTGAATGACTCGTAGTTCACCTCTGTCACCTCGTTCATGTATGAGATGTCATCCCGCTTGCCCTTCCGATTCTCTGCCTTGTCGCAGCCATTGAAGGCTATCACAGAGCCATTACGGAACACGTAGCGCAGGTCACTGGCATTCCAGCACTTGTCGTCCCAGATGCCCATCATACCATCCTCCTCGGACATGATACGCTTGAAGTCAGCAACCAGCGTCTCCTTGACCGAGCTACGGAACTGCCGATAGCATGAGATCCGCTCATTGGGAGTCTTGCTAGCGTGCTGTGCGAGCCACTGCATGACGCTGAAGGTCTTAGAAGAACCAGCGGAACCCTGTAGGATGCAACCGTCCTTCTGGTCGTCCTTGGCCTTCTGGATGCGGATGAAGTTTACGGTGACTGAGATGTTACCCATGATCAGAACCCACAAAGGTGACGGTGATGTTGTTGTCGATCTGTCCCTTGAGATCAGCCTCGACTTGAACTGGCAGCAGCTTGACCACGGCATTGGTGAATGTCCGAGGGTCGTCACGCTTGAGCCTGATGAAGAACTCCTCTGCACCGTCGCCAGCGTTCAGAGCCCCCTCAATGGCCGACCTCACCTGAGTGGTAAGTTTGTTGCGTGTTCCCTTGGGACGTCCTAAGCCACCATTAGGGGCTGTTCTAGCGGGTTTTGCCGCCTCTACTACTTCTAGTTCTTCGCTCATGCCCCAAATATTCCCTAGTTATGGACATAAAGCAACCCATCACGATTAAATGATGGGCTGCTGAAGGTTAGTCCTGACCTACCTTTTGATTCGATCATCCTCAACGGTCGTATCCTCAATACTACTATTGCGACAATATGAAGATAAACGTTCGGTTGAATTGATCAAAGACGACGGCCTTAACAATGAGGTAGCCCCACTGGATGATTTCTATGATGCTCATAATGTGTGCGCCCTACTGGGCTGTTGGATTAAGGTTTAGTAGATCCGTCATTTGTTGCGGATTTCTTTTTTCGAGTGCTGGCGTTCTTTTTTGTTCTGGTCGCGTTTGCGCCACTTCAAATGTTTCCACCATTCAACTTTTTTTACATACCAAGAGCGTGCCATAATGTGTGTGTGGGTTTTAGTAAATGAAATAATGAAAATCACTGCCCTCCCACGTAAGATGGGAACCATTGGTAATGAAGGTTTGCAGCCCTTTTCGGATGCTAATATGCCCATAAAGAACGAACGTCCCTGATGTAGTTGTCAGTGAGGTCAAGGGCTGTTGACGAAAACCAGCGGGAATATAAACCACTGATTCGATTGTCCCAGCATCTTCCTTGGTGTTTATTACAAAGGCTTTATCCTTCCCGCAGCCCACAACGAGGAATGTAAAGGAAGCGATAAGAAAGCTAAGATAGAGGATTTTGATTGACATAATGTGTGCGCCCTACTGGGCTGAGTTGATTGTGTTGACCTGAGTTGAGACCATCGACCATAGCCATTCTTTAGGGTTGTTTGCCTCTAGTCCTAGCCTGTATGATTCGGCGTCTTCTTCAGTCCCAGTGAATACGGAATGCGGTAAGTCCCAGTATTCCCACGGCATCGGGTCTTCATCGACGGATATTACCCATATTTTAGTCTCTTCATTCATAATGTGTGCGCCCTACTGGGCTGTGTTGTCCAGTATTTTAATTAATATAGTGTCACAAATACTACCCTTTATTTGTGACAAAAGTGGAAAGCTCGACCTCAGCTTCCTCCTTTGATTCAGCTTCAAGGATGATTGCGTAGCTTGTGCCGCAGTTCCCTTCGCCATCTTCCCAGTCGATGTATGATACTTTCATATTACTCTACCTCCCCTTTGTTGATGTAGTCGCGGCTCTCTAGCTGTGCATTACGAGCGATTAGCTCATCACACCGTAGCTGGCAGTCTGCTAGTTCCTGCTTGATGACCTCGATAAGCTTCTCCTGAGCCTCACAGGCCCGTGTCTGGCTGTTTATAAAGTTCTGCAGGATCTTACGCTCGGATGGCTGAAAGATCGGACGTCGGTTCGTGTGGTGGAATGCTGGGCTGGTTTCTGTAGTGTTCGTCATGATGTATGTGGGTTGATTTTAGTTGAGTCAGCTTTTACTGAGCTGGTTACACCTCAAAACCCCCCAGCGACCTGTGAAGGCAACTGGGGGGCAGAAGTGGGGACAATGGTTGGCGCTTAGAACAGTTTTTGAAGCTCAGAGTAAATGCCGTCCTCAATGGTCAGCACGATAGCGTAATACTTCTCGGCTAACTCCCTTGAGTCTAACAGGACTCCATGGACTGTTCGGTATTGCAGGTGTTCTTTATCGTAAATTGTGTAGCGGTGAACCTTGTAGTGTTCTGCTCTTGGTAGGATGATAACATCTTTCCAGTGTTCTTCCTTGTAACTCCAGTGGTGTCGCTGACTTCCATCTGGAGCTGAGATGCTTGCTGATGCAATTGTGGCTCGTTTCTTAGGGTCTGATGCGTCCAGTTGCTTCTTGTTTCCGCGATAAACCTTACCCTCTGCCCTGTGCCTTATTGACCTTAAGCGATGCCTTTCGCGCTCGTTGAAAACCCACTCTGGGTCTTTGCTTTTCAGCTCAGTCCTGTCTGCCACATCCTTTTTCGTGCAAGACTTGCACTTGCTCAGGTGGCCGTCCTTCATCCCCTTGTGGGTGTAGAACTCAGTTAAAGGTAAGCGCTCTCCGCATTTAAAACATTTTTTATTTTCCATACAGAGAACGCTACCGTCTAACTCAGAAGGTGTCAACCTTCTAATTATTCTGATTTATTCTAGACTAAAAAGGCACGCACTCGGCTGCTGGGTCGTCAACTACTGGAGTTGGTGCAACCTCCTCAGCTTTGAACACCTTCCACGCTGCTAGGCTAGTGAACCAGCGACCGCCGTTCTCGTTGCATCGGATCTCGTAGCTGACATCGACTGCGCTGCCGACACGGTTGTATTTGTTGAACTTCTCGATCTTGTCACCGTCTGACTTCTCGAAGATCTCGAACGCATAGTCCTTGTCTGCACCGTTGTATCCGTCCTTGTTGGAGATAACGAACGTCATCTTGTTGTATTTGCCACCAGATACTGGAACTGGTGCGTTGATTGCTGTGATTGTTCCTGTGATTTTATTGTCTGACATATGTGCTGTGTGTTGTGTGTTTTATTTTAGGCGAAGTGCCTGAGAGTGTGCCAACTTTACTTTGGCGAGATACTTGTCTGTTGCTGACTTCTTGTAGCCATTAGGGCCGCCGTTGTGGATGCGAGCTATGTCTGAGGCTGTTGGCTCATGTCCAAGGCGCTCCTCGGTAGCGTAGCGTGCCATGTAGGCTGTAACGATCAGTATGGCTGTGTCACGGTCGAATGCGTCCTCATGCACCCAGTCAGTGCCAGCGAACTCTGCTGCGTCTGCTACGTAGGCTGCGTGGAGCTGTAGGCAACCGTATGCTAGGCCGTCGTCACCGACTGCGTCGTTGTTACCGTTGGACTCGACTGTGATGAGTGCGAGGATGAGTGCTAAGAATGTCATAGTGTTACTCTCCGTTAAGGATGAAGAAGGCCGCAGACTTGCGGATGATCTTGATGGCTTCAGTAGGGGAGATACGGTAACACTGGAGCATGTCATCAACCTCAATGCAGAGGGCAGCGAGCGTAAAGAAGTCGAGGTAGTCCTCGGACTTCTCGTGCGTTATGGTGACGCTGGGACGTGCGTGGTAGACGGCTCGTTGAAAGGAGATTTTGAATAGTTCGGTTTTGAATGAGTTCATAGTGTGTGTGTTCGGTGTTTAGTTCGTTGCGTGTGTCGCTTCGATATCACCTACAATGTTCATGAAGTTATATAGGTCAACCCCTAATTCAAATAAAATGAAAATAAATTCAATTGTCCTGCACAACCCTGATTTCAACCCTCGGATTCTCCCTGTCTAACGTGCCGCCAGAGTAGTGAGAGCTTAGTATTACGTCATCGTTGTCATCTGGGATGCAGCCGAACTCAACCATCGCATCTGCCGCAAACTTCTCATGTTGCGACAAAACATTGGTGCGGTCCGACCGTCTGTTGCTGGCTTTAAAATATACCAGCTTCAGCTTGATCGGATGGGTAAAAGTGAGACCCTCCAACTGCTCACGGAGGGCCTCCTTATACACCTGCTTGATCTTGTTGCTGACGATGTAATGCCAGTTCCGCTCGTTGTTCTTATTGATGATATACTTGCGGTCGGGCATCGTCTTGCGTGGTAGCATGACGGACAAAGGACACGTTATCACGACGTCAGCCATTATCGTCCTTCCTCCTTGATGCGTTTGATGGCCTTGATGTATTGGCCTACGGTGACGTGCTGCTCGTGGCAAGCTACTGCGCGTGTGCAGCCTTCCTTCTTCATTCGGGCCGTGATCAGGCGTGTGACGTTCTTGCTGATGGGCAACAGGCTAGCGGGGTCAACGTATGGCACGAACTCAGGGAGGGCTTCCATGTAGGCTTCCTCCTCCTCCTCGGTGCGTGGACGGCAGGTGATGCCCTTTGAATTAACGAATTGTGCTAGGTGACGGTCTGGGACTCTCATTTTGATCATAATCTTTTCGGTTCTTTGGTTAATGTCATCGGTGCTTTAGATTTTATGATGACTAGATTGTTGGCCTTGATAGTTCCCTTGGCGAAGAACGCTAGGGCCTTATCAGGTGTGTCGGCGTGCTTGATTACCCTGCATTCGCAAGGCATGAGCGGTGTCGTATATTCAAATTCCCAAGCGGCCATGTCTGAAGAATGAGCCACTCAGATTGCCTGTCAATGCTATCTTGGGCTATTATACAAAAAAAACGCCACCCGATTAAAGGTGGCGTTTGGTCTGTTGAGTCTAGTTGAACTCAGTCTTTAGCTGGTCTTTTAGCTCGATCACGTCAGCGTTCTGCTTGATGTCGATGGGGAATGAGTTCCACACGGCTACCAGATCCTTCTGGCTCTCTGCTGAGGATAGCAGGGCAATGGCTCCCTTGGGCTTCAGGAAGGACACAGCGGGCTTAGGAGCCTGTGAGGCTGCGTTACCGTCGTCGTCCTCACTGGGGATGCCTGCGATGCTCTGGATGCCGTAGCGACGAGCGTAGGTGATAGCTGATGCCATCCCCTGCGGGTCGAGCTTAGAACATTTGAGCATGAAGCTACCAGAGATCCACTCGCCACTTTCGTGCATGACGATCGTCTCGACACCTGCGCGGTCGTCCTCGGTGATAGGGAACTGCATGAAGCTGAGCCCGTTGGACTCGAATGGCTCCTTGATACAGGCGATGACTTCCTCTAGGTTGGCATATTTCGATTTGAAAAACGGATTGTCCGCAGACTTCTTAGCGCCTGACATTACTGCCTGTGCTTTGTTGAGTGCGATTGCGAGATGTTTGATTGATTCGGATTTTGTCATGATGTTATTTCAGTTTAGTTGCTTTGAGTGCTTCGATG